ACCAAGTGATGACAACCGCTCATTAATTCGCCCAAGTACTACATCAATAGCCAGCATATCGCCATTATCAGCAGTTAATTGAATACCCAGTGCCTGTTCAGCTTTACCTATACCTTGCAATAACGAAGCAGCCTGAGTTCCTGCCACTGAGCCTGATTTTGCAACTAATTGAAGTTCGCCAACCAAAGCAAACTGTTGAGCCGAGCTTAATCCGATATTAGTTGCTGTAGCACCAAGATTTGAAAACGCCGCCTGCATCTCAGCACCAGTGGTTTTATAAAGCTGCACTGCGGTAGCGGTTTGACCTGCTATTTGGTTTACCCAATCAGCCTTGCCCATTTTGTTAGCTGTTTTCTCAAAAATACCGTACATCGTACCCATGTATGAGGTAATCGTCGCTGCATCAGCCTTAGTTGCAACAGCAAGTATATTTGAAGTTTTAGTGAACTCTGATAGTTCATCACCATTTAAACCAGCAATCGCTGATTGAATATCGTAAGCGCTGCGTACGAACTCAGCGGAATTACCACCAAATTGAAAACCAAATTCGTAAGATGTTTTTGTTAATTTTTGTAGGGCTTCATCCGCGACACCCAATGACTGAACTTCACCAATGGCTGCGACATGATCTATTGCGGGGGTAAGCGAACGTGCAAGTGCAAAACCTCCCGCTACGGCGGTAGCGGCACCTCGCATCATCTGATCTTGTGCAGCAGCAGCTTGCTGACTCAGCTGATTAATTTTAGCCATGACTTTATTAACGGGCCCAGTAACTTTGTCAATGATGCCAATTGAATAAGTAAGCTTGTCTAACTTGCTGAGTGTCGCCATGAATTAATCGCCGCTTAGTGCTGTGCAAATTCCGTTGTTTACGGCTGTTGCAAAGTTTTCTTGTTCACTTTTTTGAAGGTATAGCGCCTGCGCCAAGCTTTCATCCGTCACTGGCATACCACCAAAATATTTAGCATGGTATGCCAATAACTGATCTAACCTGTTTTTACCTATTTGCTTGGCTCGGCTTTCGATTTTTTTACGGTAAAATTAAACTCCGGCTGGTATTCTTCAACCACAGCGCCAACTAGAAATAATGCAGCACCCGGCTCTTGCACTAATTCTTTTAATTTTTTTGCATCCTGATCTTCAACCGTGTTCAATAAAAAGTTAGTAGCCGGCTGAACCTTATTGTTAGGCTGAGTTGTATTTAGGTACTTGTTATAGTCAGTTGTATTAATACTGAATGTAATTTCACCTTTAGGTGTTTCGACTGTTATCTTTTTTTCAAACGCCATGTTCTTTGCTCTCTTTAATGTCTGCTTGTTCTAGCAGCGTGTATGTAAAATAAGGGCCGTACTTGGCTGCAGATTGCTCACACAAAGCAATAAACTCATCAAAGTCATTCGGGCTTGCAAACACCTGGCAACCGGCTGACCACTTATCAACTTGTGTCGATGTGGTTTTACTGTTTGCGCGGTGGCAGTTGATGCCAAAATAACCTTGCTGTAGCATTGCTTGGGGTGTGACGTCCGTGTCTAACTCGGTGTCTTGGTTGTTGTCGCGTAAAACTACAACCGGTTTATGTTGGACTAACGCACGGTACTTGCCTTGGTGGTAACCAAGGCGCCATAAGCTTTTATGCTGTCCTGCAATAAGCACGGCTGTACCATCTACGTTCATAGGGTGTTTGCGCCAATAAAGGCCTGCATCTGTCGTTGCTTTAAATTGCTTAAGCTGCCATTCGCCACCCTCTTGGTACAACACACAAATAGCATCGTTAAAGGTGTTTGCCCGTGTATTTGCATGACGAATACCTATGATGTTTAGGTTTAATTCACCCTCAAATAATCTGTGCCCACACGCTTGCATGGTATTAATGAGTGTCGCTGCTGTTAGGTTACGAATGGCTTTAGACATTACAGATCTCTCACTTCATCGGCTGTTAGGTAAGGCACACCGTTGATTTTTACAAAATCAGGGCTCGTTACTGGGCACTTGATAGACGTTGTATCTTCTTCGCCGCCCTCTGCTTTCAGGCTCAAGATTTCTTCAAGCTGTGGCAAACAACCAAATGCTTCAATGTTTTTCTTGCCCGCAGCCACTTCAGCGTTAAATGCCACATCGAACGGTTCAATACCTTTCCAACTGCCCGCTTGCTCAGCTTGCGCTTGCACGATTAACCAGTTTTCATGGTCAAGCTTTAGCGTTACTTCGGCTTCAACTGGACCATCAATAAAGCCTTTTGGTACACCGCGTACATATTTTGGCTTACGGCCATCGGTGATTTTTACGGTGGCTTCGATAACATGCACCATTGATGATCCAATGAAGATATCGAAGTCCTTACCGCCTAATACTTTTTGAGTCATGGCGCTTTCCTTACTCTGCGTCGTCTAGCATGATCCCAACAACAATGGTGCTTGGGGAATCAATCGGTTTAACTTTCAGCACAACTTGCAACGTTCGTGCATCCATAAACGTGAGGTTAATGCTGTCATCTTTAGGCGCATCAATCAGACCAGGGAACTTGTCTGGACCAATGTTGATTGACTTGCTCATATCACGCAGTGGTTTACCCAGCACACGCTTACCAAATTCAATACCACTGGTGCTGTTGTTTAAGCGGCGGTTTTTGATTTGTTGAATGGCAATAATGCGCACATCACGCGCCGCTTTATCGACAATTCGGCCTGTTTCAATTCGCTGAAAATCGCCGCCTTCCGCATCTAGCATGTTGACGTCACCAAAATAAACGCCGTCATAATCAGGGTAAAATTGCGTACAGCTAAAACGAAGCGCATCTAATGCTGCGGTGGTTGCATTGGTTAACGGGTTGCCTTCTGCATCTTCTGGGTGTGGCATCAGTGACATTGCACCTGTTAATACACGCATAGGGCTATCAGCAATGGTCACTGCACTTTTGCATAAGCGGCCTGCCACAGCGCCGAGTTCATCACCAAACAGCAATGGCACAACAGCAACACGATCAGCCACGACACCATCCGTTAATGGCTGTAATGCCGTAACAAGATCAGGCCATGTTTGTAATTCCGTAATACCTGGTGCAGCCAATAGAATACGAACACGTCGCGCTAGGCCTGATAAAATCTCTTGTGCTTTTGCTTGATAGCTTTCAATTTCAGCTTTGCCTGCAACCGGTGTACAAATCACGATAATTTCAGGACTGACATTTTGGTCCATAGCCTGATCAATTAACGCCATTACATCAGCAGCGGCAGCATGAGAAATGGCATAACCGCTCACTAAATCATCACCATTTCGTTGCCATGCCTTCACTTGTGTTTTGAGTGGTGAATCGGCAGCGCCGAACATTAAATCAAAATCACTTTGTGCATTCATCGCTTGAATTGTGCCGTTGTTATCAGGCGCTTCACCGATGAATAACACACTACGCTCAACCTGTTTCGTAGCGCCACTGCCTGTTTGAATGGCTGCAACGGATACTTTACCTTGTGCCATGGTCGTTCCTTATTTGCTTGCGCTACGCCACTTGCATAGCTTTGTTTAAAATAAAACTCTGTTGCTCTTTTTGTTCTTGAGCGGTTTGCCCCAAAAAGGAGCGGGCTGGCAAGTCAATTTGCCATGTACTCTTGCTTGAGTTGCCCTTTAAATCCCTGAGTAAAAACCCTGCTTGGTTTTTACTTAAGTGCTCGGTTATCCATTTAATGCTTGCGCGTTTGGCGCCCTTGCCTTTACCACGTGGTATTTTGTAACCGGCTGCAATTAATGCTCTAGCTAGATTTTTTGTTGCTGGTCCGTCTTTATTTTGACTACCTTTTCTTTTTGGTTTCCCTGCATCCAAGCTCGCACCTTCTTGATGCGCTCTGGCTATTTTTGCTGTGCGCGTATTGTTAAAATAAACTTGCCCGCTATTTGGCCCGTAACGAACTTTCATCCGGCTTTTTAGCTTGGTAAGCATTTTCTTTTTTCTGCCGTTTGCTCTGCGCTTCCAATTTTTACCCGTTAAGTCTTTCTCATCGGTGATTCTGGTTTTACTGCTCCGGTTCGCCGCTCTTATTGCCCCTCGAATTAAGTTACGGCGTTTGTTTGGCTTGAGCTGTAAAAACGCTAACTGCTCTTTGCTTTGGCCTTCGTCAAATTTGACGTTAAGCACGGCTTACTTCGCCATGCAATGTGAACGCTTCAGCTATCCATAGGCTTTGCTCGCCAAAGTCATAACGGCTGCCGTTTAACTCAAACGGGCCATTCTCTGACTGCACTAATTCAATATCTTCACAAAGCTGGTCAATCGTTAACTCAACTTCATTACTGTTGTCGTCGTTAACATCAGCGCTAAATTCAATATCGGTGCTATCAAAACGCCCGCCATTGTTTTGCAACCAAAACGATGCAAACGCGCAAATCAATGCTGCCGGTGCTGCACACGGGTTTATGCTAATAACCCCTGAGTAATAAAACCGTGCGGCTAACAAACCATTGCCATTAACTGTTTTACTGCTTGGCTCAATTCGCCCGCCTTCAATCCAACAATCAAATTGCGTTTCTAATGCTAGTTTGTGGCCTTGGTAAACCGCACTCACTAGGTGCTGCTTAAGCTTGGCTATTTTGCTTTGGCTCATAGCAGCTCAACCGACAAATTGACGCTAAGCGATTGCAATAAACGTAATGCGTTTATGCTTTCACGTTGCCAATGCTCATGGTTATCAATGGCAGGTTGGCTCTGTGCTGTGGCGCTATCACGATGCGTACTGCCCAGCTTTGAAACCAGCAAGCTTGCTTTGGCTTTGCTGTACACCGCATCGTGATAAAAAATCACTTGTTGCGCGTTCAGTGGCTCGCCATTAGTAAGCTGCACACCTTCAAGCTCTTGGTTAATTTCAGCTTGGGCACGTGTAAGCTTTTCAACGAGTAAATCGCTTTTGTTCGCATACTCATTGGCAACCGCGTAATGTTCAATAAAGTGTGCCGTGCTTAATGCGGGGTAATAGCCATTACCTGGCACATCAACATTGACGCTTTGTAAATCTACTTGTGGCATACCGCTTAAATTCATCACACACCTTTCACTAAACACTTAAATTGGGTGTGGGCGCCACTTAGTCACATACGTTAAGCAAACAATGCGAACGCTGTGCTAAGTTGCCCACCGGCGTTGGAGCTAATCAGCGTCAACCGCTTGTTCTGGCTCGCTTTGTTTTAGTAACTTTTGCAGGTCTTTTAGCAAACCTTTAACACCTGCCCCATCGTTAATAGCTAATGCTTGCTCTGCGAACGCCGCAGCAAAGCCATAGTTATGAATCGATGCATCGACTTTAGCCGCCATCGCGTAAAGCTTGCCGCCTACAACTTCTAAACCTGTCCAATCTTGATCCTTAACAATCGAAATTAAGCGATGAAGTACAAAGCTAATATCAAATAGGCCATTGGCTTTTGATTGCGATAAGTAATAGTTGGCATCGTCATACAGCTGATCGATAACGAATGCAGGCCAATGCTTGGTATTGAACACGGTTGGCAATGGTTGCTTTTGTTCAACCATGAGTGGTAGTAGCTCAAGTACCGCATCCCAGCGTTTTAGGTCTACAAGCCAAATAAACACCCACGCTAAAACTTTGTTGTGGTGATTTTGGTCGCTTAAGCGATAACGCTTGATGTATCCAAGGTAGTCGTTGCGCTTTAACGCTTCAGACTTATAGCTGGCTTTATCTGCAATATCGTTAAATGTTTTTAGTTGAGCTAAGTCCGACTCAATGGCCGCCACAAAAAACGGGTACTCTTTTTGCTCATTGTTGGTTGCTGGCGCATTGGCTTGAACGGTATCAACCGCTGCCGTTGGCGCGTGTGTTTCAGTGCTAGACGGTACGCTGCTTGCTGTTTTGGCTAATGATTTTTTGACTAAGCTCATTTAAAAACACTCTATAATTTGGTTAAAAAGAGCCGCCCCGAAACTCGGGATAACTGGGCGGCTAACTTCTACGCTAATGTAAAAATTTAATTAAGCCTTAAACCCAGCCATCGCCCGCCTGATTTGGCAACTTCACATTGGCTGATTCAAAGTAAATCGCTTTTTCTAGGTCTTCGACGTAGTAACAGTCGTTACGTGATAGGTAGTCTTCAACACGTTTTTTCTTCGCGTTATTTTCAACGCTTGTACGGGTTGAGCCTGTCTGAACGTAATGACTTAAATTTTCAAAGCTGGTGACTAAAATGCCGCGAGCTGGGAAAAATGGGATTTTATAACTTGCCAAGCCACCATAGGTTTCAATGACCTGTTGGAGCTCAATCTTGGTTTTTTCACTTGGTGTATGTGCTTGCTTGGCGTAAAGCTTGTTTTTATCGTGTGCAAGTAGTTCGTCACCGATAATCGCCACCATGTTGGCGCGTTTGTGTTCTGGAATACCTTGAAGTGCATCATGCACAGCTTGATCTAGGTTTTCGTAATCACCGCCGGCACCAATACGAATTTCGTCCACTACAGTACCTTCAGTAACAACACGCTCTGGTGCATCACGACGCAGTAGCTGCAACCAACCGATGTTGACATCATCCATCATTGGGTATGCAACAATGTCTGTCGTATCAGCGGCATGTGTGCCGTTCCAACCAATTTTGATAATATCCAGTGCAATCGCTTGGCGAACATGGTTACGGTAGCGTTCGTGGAAGTCTGGAAATTTTGACCACTGATCCATTTTTACCCAGGTGATATGAATGTCACATTCTGTTGGGTAACAACGGTATTCACGTTTATCTAGTTTCGATACATCACGGGTTTTACGTTCTTTGGTGTCGTCGGTTTCAACACCTGCACGGCCAGTCACCCCGCCGTCAACACTCATGATCACCGATTGACCTACTAGGTCATCAACCGGCGCGGTGTTGATCATCTGTAAAAATTCAGCCGACTCATACACCGCGTCGTAAAGTCGCTGCTCTACAGTAGGCTCGACATTAAATTGCTCTGACATTGAAGTCACACCATAGTTAACGGCCATGCCTGCCATAATGGCTACAAATAACTCTTTTGTTCTTGTCTTCATGTTCTTTCCTGCGTTTAGCTAATTTAGATTAAGTGCGTGTGATTACAGCAATTTGCTGTATTTACCGTCGTCGCCTTCCGGTTCATCGTCGGCGTCAGTGGTATCGTCCGCAGGGTTATTTGTTGCTTGTTCGAACTTAGCGGTTAATTCATCAAGTGCTTTTTTCGTGCTTGATAGCTCGTCTTTCACCTGGCTTAACTCTGTGTCAGTGCCTGTGCCTTGCTGATCTTCTGGCGGTGTTTCTTCACCTTCCACTTTGGTGGTTGAGAATGAATCAAACTTTTCGGTTAGGCCGTCTAGCTTTTGGCTGAATTCGGCAAGTGGTGTGCCCAACGCATCTTTTAATGCGGTGGCTAATTCTGCTGGTTTCATATCGGGTTCTTCCTGATTGAATGAAAATAGTCGTTTAAAAAAGGGTTTTTTAGGGGGTTCATCATCGACGGGATCACATGCCCCTAATTCGACTTTTAATAAGGCGACGTCCTTGTCGTCTGGCTTGCTCTTACTACTGAAATTAATACGGTCTGTGTAGCAGCTCGCTGGGTAATCGGTTACCGCAAGGCCTGTAAGGTAAGTTTTACCCGAGCCCATAAAGTCACGGTTTATTTCAATGCTGAAGTACACAGCTTGGTCAGCTTTGTTTAGCTCAACAAAGCTTTGATTAGGTGCAAGCACTGCATATAAGCACACCACACCTTCTTCGTTTTCGTATGCTTCAACACTCAGTACATCACCCAACATGCCGGGTATATCAACATTGTGTAAATTTTTAGCCGCCCAGCCCGACCAATCACGTTCATGATCAAGGTTAATGCGTGCGCCATATTTACGCGGGTTGTAGGTTTCTACAATGTCGGCTACGTCTTGCTCAGTGATTTCACGACCATCGACTGTCATGCCTACCGCAGCAATGGAAAGTGGTTTTGTACGTAGTTGACCTGGCATAAATAAAACCTTTGTTGGTTGAGCGTTTTGCTTTAAAGTTGCTTGCAGTTTGCACCCTCTTTTTGCTCCTTTCCAACGGTTTAACTTTTTGAAATTCCTATATTTAGCTTTTAGGAATTAATAGGTTTTTATCTGACAGATCACGCGCTTTATTACGAATACACTGCCGCTATGGATTAATAAACGCGGTGCATTATGAAGGCGAACTACGGACCAGAAATACGCAAAAAAGCACAAGACTTGTATGTGGTTGAAGGCTATACGGTGGATGAAATTGCCGAGCTGGATGACATGCCAAGTGCGCGTAGTGTTCGCCGCTGGGCTGAAGCTGGCAAATGGGAAGACATGTGCCCAAGCTATAATGCTGAAATGGCGTTTAGCAAACGCATTAATTTATTGGCTGACAAAGATAATAAAACCGATGCGGATTACAAAGAGCTCGACTTTTGTACCCGTCAGCTGTGTGCACTGAATAAAAGTAAACTCGCACCTGCACCTAAACAACGAGCCAGCAATGATGACTCACCTAATCACCAAGGGAATGGCAACAATAAAAAGTCGAAGAAGAAAAAGAAAAACGATTGCTCTGGCATTACCGTTGATATGCTCAACGAGCTTAAAGACAAGCTACTTTACCCGCACCAAAAACATTGGTTTGATAACCAAGACTACCGCAGCCGCTTTATATTAAAGCCGCGTCAAATTGGGGCAACCTTCTACTTTGCATTTGAAGCATTTTACGATGCAGTGGTAAACGGCCGAAACAAGATATTTATATCAGCAAGCCGCGACCAAGCTGAAGTATTTAAAGCCAATATTGTCGCACTAGTACGTGAACACTTTAATATTGAATTAACCGGCTCACCCATGGTGTTAAACCTTAAAGGTGGTAAAACGGTTAAGCTTATTTTCAAATCGACCAACGCACGAACGGCCCAATCGGAAAGCGGCGACTTATACATAGATGAAGTGTTTTGGATACCTAAATACAAAACATTGCGCGGCCTTGCACAAGCAATGGCAACGCATAAGCATTTGCGTATTACCTATTTTAGTACGCCATCAGTTACCAGCCATGAAGCGTATGATCATTGGAATGGTAAGTGGTATCGCAAAACAAAAGCCTGCAATGATCCTGAGTTTGAAATTGATGTAAGCCATAAAGCACTGAAAGATGGCATATTGTGTGATGACGGTATATGGCGCCAAATGCTCACCGTGCATGATGTAGTTAATTCAGGCTTTGACCGCATTGATATTGACGTCCTTGAAAATGAATACAGCACGGACGAGTTTAATAACTTGTTTATGTGTAAGTTTATTGATGATGCACACAGCGCCTTTAATCTTAACCAAATCATGGCCTGTGTTGGTGACTCAACCAAATGGGATGACTTTAATTTAGAGTGGGAACGCCCATTCGGCTTAAAAAATGTAGTGATTGGTTTTGACCCTGCCCGCTTTGGTGATAAAGCCAGTGTTGCCGTATTAAGCTGCCCGATGAAACCCGGTGAAAAGTTCCGTCTGTTTGAAGCAATTGACTTAAGCGGTAATGACTTTGAAGCCATGGCCGCAGAAATAGAACTGCTTACCGAAAAATACAATGTTGTACATATTGGCGTTGATACCACCGGCATTGGTTATGGCGTGTGGGAAATGATCACTAAGTTTTTCCCGAATGCTGATCCAATACACTATAACCCAATTGTTAAAAACCAGCTGGTTATTAAAGCCATTAACGTGATTAAAAACCGCCGTTTTGAGTTTGATGAAAACGCAGTAAACATTGCGAGCTCGTTTATTAATATTCGCCGTAAAGTCTCTGGCGATCAAATCACCTATGCCACAAACCGCACAGCCACCACAGGTCATGCCGATATTGCTTGGGCAATTATGCATGCTATGAAATTTGAACCATTGGACGGCAATGCCCATAGCCGCCAAACCTCTGTAGGAATTGCAGCTTAATGAGTAAACCACGATTACAAGTGAGTAACGGCCAATTGCCGAACTACACCCAACGAACAGCCGTAACCGACACTTTTAGTTTTGGTGATCCTGAGCCGTGTTTAGATAACCGGCTAACTGATTACATTGGTGTATTTAGTGACAGCAACGGTATTTATGCGCCGCCC